TTAGAGGCCGACCAGATTGCTTGACAATAGCCTCAAAAATGTCGGCACCTAGAGCCATTGGTAGTCCCTGTCCTTAAATGGATTATAGCTGCTATCTATAGTTGGAATAAAAGTACAGTCTGTCAGCACGAGAAACGTCAGGAGGTCCAGGGATAGCCTGGATAAACTCACCGCCGCTACGCTCAAAGCGATAACGTCCAGTAACTTCATCCTTATAGTTAGCTACGTACAGCATCTGAGCTAACCTATTGGTCTCATACAGATAGTTCTGATGCCACACGCGTTGGACTTCGCGCTTGTCTCGAACAGCGATGTTTCGAGAAACGTCACCCGTAATCGTCTCTTGGCGACTTGTGGCGGTATCAGTCGCGAGTTCAGTTAATCGTTCAGCTTCTTCGCAACGCTCGATCTGAGCAACGATCTTGTCGTAGTAGTACTCGCTAGGGATGCTGTTGCACGCTTCGAGCAGACGAGCGTAGTCGCCAGCTGGAACCGTGGCAATGTTGTACCCGAGGTGATAGGCAACTCGGGAGAAGTTGTAATCGTCAAGCTTTAGACCAAAGACCTGCGCCGGGTTTCGCGTGATCTGGTTGATCGCCGCGTAAATAACCTCACGCTTAGTGGCGTCAGTCGTTGTGGCGTTGAACGTAACGCCCTGCTGAGCAAGATAAGACTGGATTTGCTCCAGTTCTTGCTGCGATAACTGAGCCATTACGTACAGACCGTCCTATTTCTTTATTTTAAACCGCGCAATAAAAAGGGAGGAAGTTTAACTCCCTCCCGTCCCCCTCGTTTGCTGTCTCGGATCAGCACTTCATTCTACGTAGACCACGCCAGATTCCAACACCGCTTCCCAATCGACCCGACCAATGCTCTTGAGCTGGTCGAGTTTGGTGAACCGCTCGCCAGGCATCGACTGCTGCAGCTCTTTGATTTCGATAGCAGTTTTCAGTCCGACGCCCTTCAGAACCTGGGTCAGACGCTGAGGCGTAGCAGTGTTGATATTTACACGATTTTCCGCAGGCACTGCTGGGCTCTCCGTCTTGACCGCTGCCCGGCGTCCACGGCGATGGGTGGTTGCGGCGACCGTGGCGGGCTTAGCCTCCTCTTCCTTTACTTCCAGCTGCAGCGCATGGGCGAAAAAGACTTTGCCAGTCGTAATCGACCGGACCATTTTGTATTCCCCGTCGTCGTGCTCGCTCAGGATCTCAACGCTGATACCACTGGGCTTATAGATGGTTTCAGGTTTCGAGGTTGCAGTCATCATAAGAACACACCTTTGCTGATTCTATACGCAAGAAATTAAAAAGGCCCCTTCCGAAGAAGGAGCCTCGTTCCCTTGGTTTCGCCTTCTGAGTTTATCAGGAAGGAGAAGTGGAGGTGTAGATGGAGGATTCCACCACGCCGCCGGGCTGGAGAACGACGTCGTCGCGCTCGGGGGGCTCGTCGGGAATCAGCCAGCAAACCTCGCAGATACCCAGGGCCTTGTCCTTGCCAGCCAGCTTGTTGGCTTGGGCGCGGGGATCGTAGATACCCGAACCTTGAGCAAAGCCGGAAGCGGCAACGCCACCCAGGTTGGTGACGGTGAACAGCTTGTACTGGGTCTCGGTGGTGGTGAGAGCCAGGCTGCTGCTGTCAACAACGTTGTTCGAGGCGGTAGAACCGTTCTCGATGAAGCTGTTGGAGCCAGCCAGGGTCACGAAGAAGCCGGAGCTGGTGGGGGAGGTGGTCAGACCAACGCCCACAGCGGGACCGAGGCCCAGCTCAGGAGTGGAGTCTGCACCGGCCACGCCGCTGCTCACAACGTTGCCGCCGTCCAAACGGAGGGACAGACGGTAGACGTATGCGCCGGAAGGAACGCTGATGCCATCAGTGATATCAGCCCGGACATCCTTGTGGAAGTCGGGAGAAGGGATGATGACGTCTGCGTTCAGGAAGGGCTGCTCAGCAGAGTTCTGACCAGAGCCGTAGGGCTTGGTGTAGTAGCTCAGCTGGTTGCTGGTGCCCAGAGCTTGGTAGCTCAGGTCCACATAGCCGACTGCCTGTTGGGCAATCCAGCCGGGACGGAACACCACACCAACGGGGCCGCCGACGGGCTGGTTGGTATAGGTGGTGTTGGTGCCGTTGGCATTCTTGAAGTCAACGGACTTTTCTTCGTGCCAGTAACGAAGAACGTTGGTGTAGTTACCAGGATAGATCTTGGCAACTGACAGAGCGTTAGGGTTGATCGCCATGGTTAGTTACCTCCTTATCAAACGTCGAAGGAGTAACCGATGGTCGCGAAGTCTGCGTTGAGCAGCTCGAAACCAGCGTACAGGGACCAGATCATCATGATGAAACGACTGAAGTCGTCGTTGTTGTTCAGGAGGACCTGGGCGTTGTTGCCGCCAATACCCACGCCGACGGACTGAGGACCGAAGAACATGCCGATGGCAGTGTCGTAGGCCTGGGAAGTACCGGCGATGGTTGCAGTTGCCTGCTGGGTCGGCATGTTGGTGGACTCGAAGAAACGGACTCCTTCGAACACGAAGCCGGTGGGCATGATGGGCTCGCCAGCCACGAAGGTGGCTTGGCCGAAGCCTTGACCCATATAGATCGCTGCGTTCGGCTGCATGGCCGACATCAGCGGGTTGATCTGACCGTTGCCGGGATAACGAGCAACTTCACGGAAGTCGCTGTTCTGACGCAGGTGCAGCAGGAAGGTGGGATCGCAAACGCAGCGATAGAAACCATCCTGATAGGTAGGAGTGTTCCGCTTGCGCAGGCTCTTCACCACGCGGAGCAGGTCGTCCTTAACGTCGAACTTGGCTTGCTCGGCGTTGGTGTAGGTGAGGCTACCGACGGCGAGATCGCCGGGATAGTAATAACCACCTTGGGTGTCGGAAGACTGGCCCTTGGAAACGGCTTTCAGGAGTTCGTTGATGAACACCCGATCGCGCCAACGACGATAGTCGTCGAGCAGGGTCAGGGAGCCGATGGACTGGTGGAAGGCAGTCAGGTTGCCGGTGTCCAGCAGGAGACGCTGTGCGGTGACGAGGGTCTCACGAGCAATCTTGAAGGTGCTCGGCTGGGTGGGATCGTTCGGGTCTGCAGGGCCGGTGTACTCACGCAGAGTCACCAGGACCTTGTCCTTGACGATGTTCCGGCTGTTAGCGGTGCCGATGGTTTGTTCGGCAGTACGCTCACGGCTCTCTTTGGAACCAGGGTTACCCCAGAAACGGTAACGGTCTAACTGAACAGTTTGACCAGGCTGCTTGGAGAAGTCGTGAACGACCACAGGTTCTGCGGCCATCTCGACGATGTACGCAGGATGCGGCCGATATAACTCAGCACCAAGCAGTTTCGGGAAATCATTATCGACGAACAAAGCTCGTCAACTCCGATCGAAACTACATATTGATGTTAAAGGATTACGTACGCTTTAAGAAGTAATCTTGTCGCATTTATAGCGCTTTATTAGATGCTCTTCTGATTACTACTGTTAACTGAAGAGGAGAAGGTGTGCGGCATATTCCGAATACCTTCACCAAGCATCCCGTAAACACCTCCAAGGTTGTAGCTGTAGCGGGTAGATTTCCCGCGCACGATGCTCCTTGTGATGCTGTCCATGGCACCGGGAACGCCAGGACGCTCAGCCTTCGTAAAGGTCTGGCAATAAACAGGGCCGTTGTACTGCCACGAAGCGCGGGAACCGGAGGTGTCTGCAGTCGGATTGGTCAGAAGAGTACCCTCGTAACGAGCGTGGGTTACGCCACCTCCCGTTATGCCGCCCGCAGCAGACGTGTTATCAGATGGTGTCTGATACGGGTCATAGTTCTGGTTATCAGGTGCTATCCCCCTAAAGTACGTGAATGTCCTTCCCTCTCGTACCCCGAATTGAGGCTCATATGAGGTCTCTACTTTCGCATTTGCGATGGTTGCGGTCGTATGTGACCGAAAACCATCAATGGTATCCAGGGTGCCGCTTCCAACGTAATAACCCTCTTCCCAATCCGTCCAAAAACCTGATGGAGCTGCAGGAACTGCACGCCATTCATCTGTTACATAAGCCCCTGAGTTCGGGGGACCGGCAACTGCATATCCAAAGTCAGCTCCTACGTCATTAACGCCGTACCAGCTGATGTAGTTGCCTAAAGAGTCGGTGTAACCGCTCCCGACAATTACATACGAGTTTGTATCCCTCTCTGGATCGGTCGTATGGGATGGTCCCGACTGAATACGGCGTGGACCACTGTCGTTACGACGATTTCTAAGGGGATTTTGAGCCACGCTGCCTCGGAACGGCTCCTCTAATTCTAATTGGAGGATTCTTTGTACTTTTTAGCCTTCTTTTTCGCTTTTACGCGTTCAGGAAGGTTTTTGGGGGTGTCCTCTTCCCAGTGCTCAACAGTTTTTTTCGGTATTTCGCCTCTTTCGGCTTTGGCGTAGAACAAACGCCGCTGAGCTTCGGATTGGAAGGGCATGTTTGTACCTATACCCTTCCAATTTTACGAAAAAGCTCAGGAAACAGGCAGAAGGCTGAGTCCTTCCGTCACGTCAATAAGCCCTGAGCCCGAAAAATGCCCAAATGACGTCAAATCGATCTTCGGCGAAGCAATTCGACGCCAATTGACGATCATATTTTGGAAATGGATGTCGTCTAAGAAGAGCATTCGAATACCTCCATCGACGTGAGGCTTCAAATGCGCGGCTAAGAGCTCCAAAACCCGCTCCTCGAACACACCGTCCTTAGGTCCATCAAGCATGATGAAGTCTGCCTTGTTCAAAAGAGGCAGATACTTCATGAAATTGGACGGATGCGCAATGTCATCCAGGTATTGAGTGACTCGACTGTCTAAATCCTTAGAGGTCAAGTAAGTGACGGGAAAGGCTTCTTTGTCGTCGTACGGAATAATGTCAAAAGTTGCAATTTTTGCGTCGAAATCCGTGGAATCGACCATCGCCCGAGCCGAAAGGCCCTGTGCGGTGCCTACATCCACCAAATTTTTGGGATGGAGGCACTTAAACAAGCCACCTAAAAGACGGTAGTGATCGCCAGGGAAGACATTGATCATCTCCGCGTCGCAATCGAAGCGGATTTTGCTTGCCTGAAAGACCGCGTTGGCTACAAGATCCCAGTCTTCCCACGCCTGTGCGGCAGGGTCGTCATCGACCGAAACAGCAAAACTTGGAATTGCGTGCCTTGGCTGAACGGCGTGGTTAGGCATAACACTATGTTGATTCAGCCAGAGGTTAGCAGAAAAAAAAGCCCCCATTTCTGGGGGCTATCGACCTCTACTGACTAAATGTATCAGCGGTTGTCCATGAACAGGAGCTTGCTACGAATAGCTTCAGGACCCATTTGGGAGAGATAACGCCAAGCGTTCTCAGGGCTCTGATCCATTTGCTGAGCGAAGCCTTCCCACTGAGCGCGAGGATCGACATTCACGCCAGCACCTGCGCCTGCGGCAGGAGGAGCGGGCATGTTGTAGTCCTGGCGGTACTGCTGCTGAGGAGCAGCTTGAGCCACGGGCTCTTCGGCGTCGACGGGATACACCTCAGTAAAGAAGCGATTGGTGTAATCAGCCAGCTGATCGGGATCGGTCAGGATGTGCTCCATGGCCTTACCCTGAGCAGCCATTTGCTCCATACGCTCGTTCTGAGAGATCAGAGCGTCCTCGAGGGTGATCGAGTACTGGTTCAGGATGCCAGGAGCTTCAGCACCGAAGTGCTCAACGACCTGACGAGTTACGTCGCTTAGACCGAGTTGTTCCGAGCTGGCCGTAGAAGCTGGAAAGGAATTCGGGGTCGTAGAGACGTTGCTGGGCAATGTCGGGGCTTCCGTTGAGGCTTGATACGCCCACGGTTGCGCCTGTGAATTCAGATTGTTCTGAGTTGTAGCCGCCTGCAGTTCCTGGGAGTAAGGCGACTGTTGAACCTGGCTGGGGGACGGTGCCATACGGCTGACCATCCGCTCCAGGCTGCCCATCGCCTGTTCCCAGGGGTTGGACGGGGACGGGGACGACGGATACTGGTTGAACTGGCTGCTGATACCAGGGTCCGTATGGGGTGTTACCTGGGACGGCGCCTGTTGAGTAGTTGCCGAAGCTACCGCCGGGGTAGCTGCTTGTGCCACCCATTGCGGGTAGGCGGTTGAGCCCTGTGCCTCCGGAGAGGGCGCCGCCACCGGAGTAGCTACCGCCGGGGAGACCGGGCTCGGGGTCGAAGCTTGGATCTGCTGGCTCATAGCTGCCCGAGTAAGTTAGTTCCTGCGCAAGGTGGTCGAACGTCCTATAGAGCAAGGGCGTTATGTTCATCCGGGGGTCCGCAGCTAATGGCTGCTCCGGATTTAGCGGATGCGGCGTTTGCAACATCTGTGATAATAATACTAAAAATTGTTGGAACGCGCCCTGTGTTTGTTGGACCATCCTGAAAGGGAAGCCCTTCAGCATCTCTGCGCGTTCGTTTTCAGTCTTATCAGGGAACAAATAACGCAACGCTTCCACAGTGTCCACACCCATCTCTTGGAGGTTGCGGACCACGATTGACTTTTGCTGGACGTCAATAGGCGTGTCTTCGTAGACATCGCCCATAAAGCGGTACTGAACGTCGCGGTCACCATCGGGTGGCAGACCGTAAACGCCGTTCGGAACCTTTCCTTCTAGGAGATCTTTTGTAATCGAATCTTCAAGTTTCGCTTCGAATTTGGACAGCTTGCCTTGGTAGGCAGCCATCGTTTCTTCGTTTTGCTCTTCGGGAAGTTTGGGCGGTTTAAGCCCTTTGACGATTGCGTAGCTTTCGCGGAAGATCTGTTCCTGGTGATAAATCATCATCTCCAGGAGACGGCAAAAGCCGTAGGTCAAGAACGAAGTGTTCTTACGCAGAGCAGTAGCCTGCGCACGTCCCATCAAGCTCTTGATCTCAGTCGCAGTGGCACCTGCAGAAACTGAAATCTCATCCACGCCGCCAAGTGCTGTGCGGATTTCTTCCCGCAGCAACAAGGCGTAGCGGTTCATGTCCCCGTTGACCGGATCGGGAGTCAGATAGCTGACGCGATCACTTGCTTCAACGTTGGCAATGATCCGTGGGACACGAAGGCCCCCGATCATCGAGTCAGAACCGAACGGATTGCTTACGCGAGTCGAAGGAGTATCGCGACCAGCAAAGCCAGATTGGCTACTAATAGTGGGTCGGAAAGTACGATCCGCAGAATCTGCTTCGACAAGGTCACTTCGAGGCCTCGAACTCACCAGTGTTGGGTTGCCAAAGAACTCGATGTTCTTGGCGATGTTCTGCATCATGTTGTCGTGCAGAACAATTTGCTCCATGAAGGGGTC